TGCGTTGAGTCACTGTCGTTTGGTGTAGATGCCACGGGATTGTGGCAATAACTGGGCAGGGGTTTGCACCCTGCCTCCCGCTTAGACGGATCAGTCGGTGATGTAACCGATCACACATGCCACCACGAAGATGGCGGCGAGTGTGAGTGTTTCGGTAACGGTGAAGGTCACGGGTATTCTCCGTGTGTGCGGTGCCCATCTCCGCTGGGGGCAATAACTGTGGGAGGGTTTGCACCTCCCAACCCGCTTTAACGGATCAGTTGTTCTCCAGCATCTCGTCCACGTAGGACTTGATGACCTGGAGGTGCTGCGCTCCGAGAGTCTGGCTATGACCATGCTCAAGGAGATCAAGGATCTCAAGCATGATCTTGTCGCCAACCTCTTCGCGAGAGAGCAGCTTGGTGGGGTTGATGGTCACGGTGTTACTCCGTAGGGTGAGCTTGGGCTTACACCACTGAAGTGTGGATGCCAAGGTCGTGACCGACCGCCGAGTTGTCTGCTACGTTTAACGTCCAGCTTGACGAGCAATCGCTGAGATCCCTTGCGCGAGAACGATTCTTGGCGAATCAGTGCCGCGGGAAGCCTAAAACCCGCACGCGCGATACGAATTCGTATCAACGAAGCAGGTATTGAGGGCTACATAAACCCCTGGTCGCCCAGGGGAAGAGGTAACCTTCAAACGTAGTCAGATACCTTGACAACCTTTGCCTTGAACACATACTTGTCTCCGCACTTCGTGCAGTAAACAACATGTGTACGCTCACGGCGGCTGCCACGATACAGATGTTCCGCTTCCCAGCAGGCTTCTTGCTCTTCCGAACGAAGCCAACCGCTCAGCTCCGCTATCACTTGGTGCGGCGTTACGTCATACCACTCAAGCTGCTTCGCAGTCATCGTGACAGACTTGCCTTCCCACAGATAGCTGGCAACCATCTGACAACGGTTGTCGAAATCAACAACCTTCTGCTCTTCCTTGGTCAATTGCATTGAACTAAACGCGATGGTACTCTGCGTTCTACGGATGCGCAGCCCCCGATAACTATTTCAACCCCTCACACCTTTCTTTTTTTCTATACGTATTTCACTACGCGTGGGGTGTTGGAGAAGCCTCAGATAATTTTTTATCCTTTTTTGACCCTATAGGGGGCCTTCTTTTGTAGCACAACGTACCAAAACTTAAAAAGTGTCGCGCTATTTAAGGTTTTACCCTAATTTACAGACAAAAATGCCGGGGTATTATCCCCGGCTGTATGTGAATTTACTTTTGTGTTACCTAAAATCAAAAACTGTTCTTTGCTTTCTTTGCGGCAACGGCTGCATCAAAGTAATTTTCTACATCTGGCCGTTGATCAGCTAGTTCTTTCCTGGCGCCAACCGTAAAACTCTTCACGGTAAGGGGATCAGCGCCACTTGCCGCTAGCTTTTCTGCTTCTTCGGTAATTGCATCTAATGCAACAACGCGTTCTGCCCGGTTTTTAGGGTTCATCTCGTGTTAAATCCCTAGATTCAGGGTATTCTTACGTCTTCTGCTACTACTTTAACGCATCTACGTGCGTTTTAATACCCTAAAATACAAATAACAGGATCACATAAGCAAATAAAGGACTCATGGCACTAGCACCCGCTGACTTTTACGCTTACAGCCGTGCAACCGGGGTGCCGGTACCAGAAGATCCGGAAGAAAGGGCTGAAATGGCTCCAGAGGTCCTGGAATTCCGCCGTAATCAGCTCAAAGCCCCTGATCAAGGCGGTAATCTCCTTGGTGCCGTGGGAGCTGCTCTTGCCGGCGCTGGCATTTTGGGTGGCGGGTTCCTTGGCGTCCGTGCATTACGTGGGCGAGAGGCGCAAAAAACGCCACAAGCCCCCTTGGGGGTAAATCTGACGGATCTTGGCAAGGTCAAAGAGACTCCTTTGCGGTCAACAGCACCTGCTCCTTCAAAAATTGCTGATCCATGGGGCGCTCCAACTGCAATTCCTCGTTCAACTGTCGATTTAACTCAGTTACAAGAACAACAAACCCCACTTGTTGCCAAACAACAAGTAGAAGCAGCAGATACTGGATTAGATCAACAAGATTTTGAAATTAATCGCGCTGTGCAAGCTGATATTGATACGACACGCTTTGGCGGCACATCTTCTGTTAGTTTGCCAATTGTTTTTAAGCGTCAGGATTCTCCCCTGGTAGATGCAGTAGGCACCGTCTTGCCAGTAGGCGACTCTCTCATTGCTAAATTAAATCGTAATAAGACGCGTCGTCAACTTGCGTTAAACCAAGCAAGGGCAACCCTGGGCCTAGAGCAGGCAGATGCGCCTTTGCCAGAAGGTTTCAGCATGGTTGCCGAGGCACAAGAAGGTGGTCGTATCGGTGAACTTGCTGCACAAAAACTTAGAGAAGCAAAGGAGCGTAGGCAAAACCAAACCGCTGCTCCTATTTCACAGCAATGGCAAGAACTTTTATTCGATGAATCTGGTTTGTTGAATAAAAAGGTAATTGCTCAAAACCTGGGAGACGAAAAAGTATTTCCCAAATCTTTGGCCGATCTCTTGACCAAGGGCATGTCATCATCTTCTTCAATACAAGCTTTGCGTACTGGCAATTTTGAAGATATTGATATTGATCCCGCCATTCACGCAGCGGTCACTCAACATGTCAAGGAAAATGTTATTAAATACGACGACGCTGATTCCATTAAAAGTTATTTACTCGGCGGTGGCGCTGGTGGTGAATATCAGTCACCTAGTACCAAAGGCTTTGGGTACACTGGTACTACCTCAATGCCCACTCAAGTTATTTCTATTTCCAAAAAAGGAGGTGAAGAAACTGTTTCAATCTCTGGCCCCAGGACATCTAGCCGTAGAACACGTAGTGATTTAGAACCCCTCTTCTTTGATCCTGACACTAATACATTAATCAGCAAGTCTGATATTGGTGCGACACAATCCAGTGAGTCTGTCGCTGGTTCAGGCATTGGCGAAGAAGTGGGTCAAGCAGTGGCTTTTGTTCCTCGCAAGGAAGTCGCTGGTTTTGTTAGCTTGCCAGGTGTTAGTGCCTCTGGCCCTGAAGATGTAGCTAAAGCTCAAGGGGTTGGTTACGCTTTTGGTGGCGTTAAAGAATACGGATCTGCCGGCACCCGACAAATTTCTCCCGAAGCTTGGAAACAAATCCGTGAGCGCAGGAAGGAACTTGGTTTAAAACCAAACGAAACCAACGAAGAAATCGAAGGCATGCTTGCACGTGCCCGTGGAACAGAGGAAATTGATCTTTCCGTTGAACTGCGGCCTTTATTTAGCGATCCAAGGGATGCTCTTGAGCAAGACAAAGTTAAACTTTCAAAAACCAATCAACCTTACTTAAGAATTGATCCGCTTATGTTACAAGCCAATCCAGGGCTTGAGCGGCATTTAAATTCTGATCCGCAATATGGCAACACTTTATTCATTAATCCGGCTACTGGTAAAAACTTTGCGTCACCGCATGAAGCAACAAGTGCATATAACAGATTTGCAAATAATCTCAATGCAAAACTAATTTCTTCTGCCGAAGGACGTATAGAAGCCCTGGAAAAAGGTGAGAATTTAAATATTCAATTAACGGCACCCGGTAACAAAAAAGTTACAACTGCCTTAAATCCAAACCTCGTTGTTGATCAAGTTGTCCGTCGTAATCCAAAAGGTGAAACCGTTGTTTCGGACGTTACTCTATCGCAGGCAATTCGCAATCAATTACTGTCGCCATTTGTCAAAGATAACAGTGGCGGCATTGTGCGCGATGCAGCAGGGTTGCCCATGAGAAGTGCTCCTCTTATTCAGGAGCACACCATGATTGACGAGGAGGGTTACGAAGGCGCTAAGTACTTCAAGCAAGCTCGCTACCTGGTACCTGAAGACAGGACTTATGTTGATAAAGAAACCGGCGAGACTAGAGCAAGCATGCTTGGCTTAGGTGATACTGGACTAGAGCTTGCCCCAACCACTCGCACAGCAGGAAACGCAGATACACGTTTAACCGCAAAGAACAATTACCTCTTCTTACAAGGAGTTAATAACGCATTAGAAAGTGTTACCGGTCAACGTGCCAAGGTTATTGATGATGCGTTGTACTTAGGACAAACCAAAGGTTTTGAATTTCTTGGCGGACCAAGTAAAAACCCTGTCTTACGTGAGGCTTTAGCAATTGCCAATACATTGGCTCAAACATCTGAAAAATCTCGAGTCCGTGTACAAGAACCTGGCGAAGACTTTGGCTTAGGCGAACGCTATGGACTTGGTGCTAGCCGTTCTGAACGTCCCCGCCGTAATGTTCCTAGTGGCGTTCAACTGACTGATCTACCACTTCAAAAAGTTGTTGAAACTGAAGTTAGAGATCCAAGCAGCGGAGAAATGCGTCGTGTTTCTCAACTTGTCGGTACAAATCAAATTTTGACACGTAATTTAAGTCCTGAAGTTATTGGCGGCAAACGCCTTGCTGCTTTCGTCCTTGATTATACACAGACATCTGGCAGGCCAATGCGTGCCGCTGATTTCAATCAGGCGGTCTTAGATCTTGCTGGCCAACTTGGCGCAAATCCAGCAGAACTAAGTAAAGAAGCAGCAAAATCGCTCCGTGGAGCTAGAACACAAGCACGTGTTGGTCCAACGATGGCACAAGGTCGTCAGGCACTTTCTGTAATGGACCGACTATCTCCCACCGAAGAAATCGCACAGACCATTGCAGAGTATGACTTTGGCGAAGTACTTGAATCTCCTGCACTTGCCGCTGAACTAGACACTGTTCATTTGGTCAGAAATAATAAAACCGGCAAAACCGAGAAAATGACCCTCAGGGAAATGAACGCAAGAAATTATCCGGAAATATTTGGAAATCAGTTTGTTTCTACAGCTCCTTTAGACGTTGACATGGAGTTAACAACGCGTCAAGCGCAACGCTCTAGAGTAGAACCAGCGGGGTCCACTGAGCAATTTACAGTTGATGATCAAATGCTCTCGGGTAAAATAGGTCAATTGATGGCCCAGGCAGGACGTCGTGCTGGTAAACGGAGGAATCGTTAATCATGGCTGAAAAGAAAACGAAAGACAAAAAGTGGATTCAAGGCATGGAGATGAAAGAGGGTGCCTTTACTGCTAAAGCAAAACGTAAAGGCATCACCACCGCTCAACTCCAAGAAAACGTGCTATCCAATCCAGATGAGTACGATGAAAAAACTGTGAAGCAAGCACGGCTTCGTCAGACGTTGGTAGGATTGAAAAAACGTAAAGATAAGAAGTAATGGCAAAGGATCATCGCTTAGCTTTAGATCGTTACATTGACTACACAAAGGATCCTTTTCTTAAAAAACGTCAAGTCAACTTTGACGATTCTTTTGCATCTAAACCATCCAGTGGTGCGGCACCGTGGATGCCAAGCCGATTCGAGCAATCGGACTTATTGCGTCGTATTCAAACACGTAAGCTAGCACTGAACCCAGGCCTCAACTTCGTTGGTAATACACCAGAAGAATATGAGGTGTTTGCTGACATCGGTCGTTTTGTGCGCAACGAAAGCTATGACTTCAACGAAGGACGCGCTCTGACAACCTTGCGTCCTGAGGACCAACCAGGCTTTTCTCCTGTGTGGGTAGAAGCCTATCGCATCAGTCCAACCGTTAATCCGGATAAGCGAGCAAGTAATCCAATGCCACGTATGGCTAACCCTGATCCTAAGGGTTATATGATGGCATCAGCAGAGAAGCGTGCATTAGATGAGATGGAAGATAATAAGTCTGTTGCTCAACTACTTGATAAACCTTCAGCAGAAGACAGCAAGGAAACGTTTAAAAAGAACAATGAAAAGCCAGGAAAAGCCTAGGTCTATAATAGAGAAAAAGTAATAACATGGCGTCGTTAGCAGGGTTTGGTCAATTATTAAAAGAAGTAGCCAGACCCGCCTTGACGAGCGGTGGACTTGCTAGCGTCATGTCTTTAATGGGCGGTGGAACTCCGCTGCAAGCTCTCGCGTCAGGTGCTGTTGATGCTGCTGCAGACGTTGTGACCCTTGGGGCGCTGCGCAAATTATCTCCAAAGTCGTATACCAAGCGTACGTTAATTGACGAAAAAACAGGAGAAAAAACAGTCCAACAAGGCTCGCATCCTTTAGAGACTCCCCTTAACATTGCCACTTCCCTTGGCGCTGGCTATGTAACAGCTCCACTCATTTACGGAACTGGACAGTCGCAGCAGATTGCACAACAAGTTGAGCAACGCGCTTTAATCAATAACCTGGCACAAGAACAACTCCTGTCCCCTGGCACTAATTTTCAAATGGCAGGAATGCCTGACCCTCAGGATTTTCAACAGCTCTTAAATCAACGCAACAACTGGACTCAGTACTTAAGTCCTGAAGATCAAGCGCTAATGCAACAAACCCTGGGAGGAGTAGTGTAATGGGTTTCCAGCAGCTACTGAATGCCCTTTCTACTGGCGCAAGTAAAAGCGCAGAAGCCAGTCGTCTTGCTTACTTAGAAGGTGAATATCACCCTAGTATTTTAAAAAGTGTTCCAGGGGTTAAAAATCTTGGTCGCCAACAAAGAGCACCTAAAGAACCAGCAAAAAAACTTGGCTTAGATGAAGCTGACGCACCTTTACCCGAAGGTTTCAGCATGGTCGCTGAAACAGAGGAAGAATCGCAGGCAATCCCTCTTGGTTACGAAGGTCATTTGAAAAGGTTAGGTGTTTCCTTTAAGGAAACACCTATTGAAGCCTTAGGTGCTTTTGGAACACGCTTACTTACAGACCTTACAAACGATGGTACACGAGGCATCTATTGGCGTTATAACGATCCAAGGGCCATTGTTGATATTGCAGGACGCAAAGTAATTGGCGCAAAAGCATATGAAGAATTAGGTCCCACAAAGACGGGTCTTATTGGCGCTTCCATTATCATTCCAGCCACAGCCGCCGCTGGTCACTATGACATATTCAATCCTGGAGAGCTATTCAGGCCTAAGGGTTACGCACAAGCCTATGCAGAAGAAGGCTCTGAAGATCGTAGAGAAACATCTCAACCTGTACCAGAATTGTTTGAACGCTTTTTCTTGGGGCGAACTGGGCGCCCATTAAATTACGAGACTGCAAAAAAAGATATTCCTTCTTTAACGCCCGAACGTTATGGAAACTATATGCGTAATTATTATCAAGACAAGGGTTTCCTTGGTCTTATAAAAGCAACCCCAGAGAATTTACAAGGCGTACCAGAAGTGCGTATGTTGGGCGTACCTGTAACTATTCCTTCTGCAACGGCAGCAATAGGTGGTATTGCCGGTGCTGCAACTGCAATTAAAACCGCGCCAACAGTGCGTGCTTCTTTTAAACGTGGTTTAGCAGGCGCCGCATTAGGTTCTGGTGCTGGCATCATTGCAGGCAACTTGGCTAACACTGTCCTTGCTGCAAAAGCAACCGAGCAAAAACTACCGACCATTGGTCAGTATGAAATAATGCAGTGATAGAATTTATTCTATAAAGGTAACCAAATAAATGGCACGTATTTTCACTGATCCAACAACTGGCAAGACCTATGAAGGTGATCCAGTAACTGGGGACGTCCGTGAAGTTATTGGGTCAGGCCCTAGCACCGGTCTTCGCCAACGTGGTTCACAAGTATTTGAGCAAGGTAAAGCAGGCTTAAAACAAGGTGCTGAAGCAGCACAGCAATTCCTTGGGCGTTACGGTAAATATGCTTTACCAGCCGGAGCACTTGCCGTTGGTGTAATGCCAGCAGTTGGTGAAACTCTCCAAGAAATTGAAGCAGGCCGTCCCCTTGGCGCTTTAGGTGCACTCGCTCCTGCCGGTTTATCCGCAGTCGGTGCGGGCATGCTGGGCCGTACAGGACAGGCAATGATTGGTAAAGGCGGTGTTGTTGGTAGCGCTATCGGCCTGGGTCTTATGGGTCTAGGTGCCATCCTCCCTGGCATTACTTCATCGGCTGCTTCGTCAGCTTATCAGTCAGCAACAGGCAAGCCGACTAAAGGCAAGGAGGGTGAGTTCAGCACCCAAATGGCCATGAATAAGCAATTGGCTGAGCTGGGCACTACGCAATATCGTGACAACATGGGTGTTTATACCAGTAGTCTTATTGATCTAAGTAAGGCAACCGCCGATCAGGAATATCTTAATTTGCAACGTAATCTTCCTTTAATCAATAAAATGAAGAATGCTGATCTTGTTCGTCAGCAAGCATTGATGAATACACAGAACCAAGGCTATATGCAACAAGGTGTCTTGGCAACAGCAGGTTCCTTGGCTCTTGGCGCACAACAGAATGTTGCCCAACTTACTAATACTGCCCTGCAAACCAATCCATACGCTGGCGCCATCATGCAAGCTCCTCAGATTCGTTTTGGGTGATACCAATGACTTTTTTTGCGCAAGGACAACCTTTTAGCAGTGGCCCGATCTGGGATCAGATGCGTTTTGGTGGCGAGCAAACTACCGGAACAATACCAATCGCAGGCAGTTACATGTCTGATTTTATTAGCTTTGCTTCCAATCCAGATCTGGCAAAGTTACCCGAAGACATGAGGGGCTTTGCTGTGATGGGTGGAATATTAGGCATGCGTGATTTAGAGCAAGCCAAAAGATCAGAGGCAATGGCGGATAAATATTTAGCCTATCAAGAACGCGCATCAGAAAGAGCGAATGAAATGGGTATCCGAAATCAAATTATCGGTTCCTTCCTTAAAGATGTACCGGCGGCAATTGGTGGCGCGTTCCGTGCACGTAATGCGTACCTGCCTGAACAAGTTCAAATTGCTGCAGCAGGTGCTGGTAGAGGCATTCCTTCCGTTACTTCTCCTAACTATTACGGATTTGTCCGATAAAATAAACCTATAGAGGTAAACAACTATGGCCGGTATTGCAGGACCACTTAGTTTTCTTGGCGCCGGCGCTAATGCTGGTGCAGGCGCAGCCGGCGGCGCAAGCATGGCAGCTTTAGGTCCATGGATGTTGGGTGCCACTGCTCTACAAGGCGGCTTCCAAGCAATTGGCGGTGCTATGGAGCAGCAAGCAGCCGAGAAGGCGATGGAGGAAGCGCGGCGAACCAAGATTGTTGATGTAGGAATTGCTGGTTGGCTTGGTGAACGTGATAAAGCAAATCAGATGGCTGCATTACGTGAAGGCAATTATTTCATGCAGAGCCCAACATTTCAATTCAATAAAGAACAAGATTTTAGCCAAGGGTTTATGACTGCTGGTAAGTTTAGTCCTTACTTGACTGGTTTGGCTGCAAGGTTGTCTTAAGCCTTTTGTCTTACAATAGTTTTAAGATAATTTTTGATAGATATGGCGTCAACATTTGGCATTAACCCGAACGAAAGTCATCATACATCTTATTCGATGTTTGAAGACTACCCCGCCAAGACAGCTCGCCTTTCCGCGCAAGAACGCAAAGGAATCAAAAAAACTGCCAGGGCTCTTTTTGAAACAAGTCCTGGTGATGCCATTAGTTATTTAGCGGGTCAGCGAGGCTATACCAATTTCAGGCCCGACTTGTTGATGGGCAAGTTGATGACAAAACCGGTTGATTATGACCGGTTTAGGCTTGTTGGTGAGACTGCATTCCAAGATTTGCTTGGGCGTTCCATGTCTGATACAGACTGGCAACAGGCAGCTGATTACGCTAAGGCAATGGGTGTAAAAGATCCCAATGCATTTGAGGCTTTACTTTCCAGGCGTCTTGCCTCTACACCGGAAGGTCAATCTAAAATCAAATCAGAAGCCGACTTAGCATGGGAGTCTCAATATGGCACAATGCAACGTGACGCAGAGAACAATTTATTGCGCGGTCTCTTTGCTTACGATCCAAATACAGTTAAACAACTCACCGCTTCAATGTTAGGCACTGCTTGATTATTTTTGTTATTGATATACTGTTAAAATAAAAATAAAAGCAAAGCAATCTTACGGATATGTCAAAAAACAAGAACGAAGACAAGGATAAAAATAAGCAAGCGGCAGCCCTTGCAAAAAGCGCCCAACAAATCCTAGCTATTCATCAGTCTAGCCAGACTCCTGCTGAAAAACAAAGCGCTATACAATCACTGGGCTTTACCCCAGTTGTTATAGGCGGTCAATCAGTTGCATCACAATCAGCTCAAGCTCAAAATACTCAACAAAATTCCTCGTCTTTCGATCAGCCTCAAGCTGGAGGCGCCGGAGCTATTCCTCCTGGCTTAATAAACCTACCAATGTACGACGCGGCAAGAGAAGCCGCAAATCTTCAAATCGAAAGACAGATTGAAGAGCTTCGTCAATCTGGTCAAACTGAACGCCAAAAACTTGTTAATGAAAACAACGAGCTAATTAAAGGCATGGAATTAAAAGGAGAGCTGGATCTCCAAGGCATTGTGAATGCTGGTTACAAGAACATTGCCAATATTGAACGGGGTTCAAATATGTTCTCTAGCATCATGGGTGCATTCAACTTCTAAGTTGTTTGTACTAAAATACTTGTAGAGTCTATCCTTTGTCCAAATGGCTTACACCACAAGAGATTACCTGGCAAATCCGGTTCAACGTGCGGGTGACCGAACTAATTTTAGGGCCACCAAGGAACAGCTCATGGGTGAGGGCATGAGCGAACCAGAGGCTCAAGCATTGGCCGACGAAATCACTTCTCGAAAGTATGGTGGTGGCATGTCGAATGCTGAGCTGCAAGACTTTGAAACTCTCATCGGTCGCCTTGAGCAATCCAAAATGAAACAAGCTGCTCAAGGTAATCGCGCTCGCCAACGTGATGTGATGGCCGGTGGTCTTGCCAGCATGATGACTAACTTCTGATGACATGAAGGCTGATAACGCTGGCTCTAGCGAACAAGCTGAATTCAATCGTTATCGTCAGGCTGCAGATGTGGCGTATCGATACGCAAAGAACAAGCTTGAATCCAAAATAAAACCAGAAAAAGACCTAGGTGAGTCAGCGTTCGGCCCTGCTAAAGAAGAGGTTTAAAAAATGGCATCCCCGTATACAGGCACTTCTGCTGATTGGGAGACACCCGAAAATCTTGATCCGTACGATCTACTATTTGACGAGGAAAAAGCTCGTAAAGCTGCATCTGCCGTTAAGATCTTCCAAGATGTTTCCGTTGGTTCTACCAAGGCAAAGATGAAGGAAGAAGGCGCTCAGCAACGTGCAACCATTGGAACCTCTGGTAAAGAACAACGTGAGACAGCAGCTCAAGCCCAGCGCTTCGCTCAGGAAGACGAAGCACGAGACTATAATCAGTCCCAAAGGGCATATCGATATTGAGATCTTCGGCCAATGGGTCGATAATCTTGATGCACCAACCGAAGAAGCGTTCACGGGTTTTTGCTCTGAAAACTATTCGGTCATTGAGTGCTATCTCTATGCACGTTTTCTTGGTTACACAGGCAGTATTGCAGGTTGTGATCTATGGGTACAAAAGAACTATCCCAAGCCTGATCACAGGGCGGTTCTTTTGAATGAAATTGAAGAGATGCAGGAAGATATTCGTAAACTTCGTGCGGACGTTGATGACGGAATTGTTAAACGTGACGCTGGTGTTGCACGCATCGCTGGTATGCAAAAAGAATTGCGTGGTACTATCGCACAAGTTGAGCTGAGCACGGCCAATAAGGATCGCAAGGGCTTGCTTATGGCTGGCGCCGATCGTGCCATTCGTGAACTTCTCACCATCTTCAAAGACGACCCGATTGAAGTCCCCCTGGAAGAAGCATCGATGAGTGTATGGGCTCATATGCAACTTGAAGAGTAGACCAAGTAAACTTGAAGGATGAAGCAACCAGTTTCACAACCGCAATACGGGGAAAACATCGCTGGACGATTATTTGATGTTGCACGTCAACTTCAAAAGAATCGTGAGCGTGTAACTGGTTTTCGTCGTCCCACACCTGTTATTGATAAAGTAGCTGACGGCGAAAAAGTCATTGCTGCTTTACAAGCCAATAAACAAGATGAGCAAGAACAAGATGCCGCCAGAACTCCTGGAGCTCTTCAAAAAGAAGGAGGCCAAGAGGGAGGACGGCAGCGAAATGTCCGATAAAGAGAAAAGGAAAGCAGCTCTGGACAAGGCTCGTAAATACAAGGAACAGAAGAAAAACAACAAGGACGAAGAATAAGGTAGTATTCAGTAATACACTGAACGATACTTATTGTGCCTGCTTACCAACATCTTGCATACCGTCGTAACGCACAAGCGGCTGCTCGCAGGCAACAAATCCGAATTCCACGAAATCTTGAATCCCTGGAACGGGCACGCGAAGATTTTGGCTTTTTCTGTGAATACGTAGCAGATAAACCTCCGGCTGAACACCACAAAGAATGGCATCGTCACTTTGTTACCAACGAAGACAGTAGCTGTTTACGTAAAATTGCTGGACCGAACGTTGATCTCTTGGCACCACGGGGTTCTGCCAAATCAACAGTTTTAGGCCTGTTTACCGCCTGGGCCATTGGTGTTCATACAGCAGCCAAGTTGCCGCTACAGATCCTGTACTTGTCATACACGGTTGACATCGCACGTTCCAAGTCGGCAACCATTAAACGCATCATTGAAAGCAAGCGGTACCAAGAAGTCTTTCCGACCGTACGCCTTTTAAAGAACGTTACCAGTAATGAGTACTGGTCCATTGACCACAAGTTTGCAGGCATAGATACCACTGGTGAGGAACAATTTACACTCTGCGCTGCAGGCCTTAAGGGTTCGGTGACCTCCAAGCGTTCACATCTGGTCATCATTGATGACGCCATCAAATCTGCTGCGGACATCTCCAACCCTGACATCAGGAAACAGATGCAGGACAACTGGAATGCTGTGATTGCACCCACCATGTTTGAAGGCGGTCGGGCAATCTGCCTTGGTACGCGCTTTAGACACGATGACATTCATGCCACAACTTTCAACCCGCAGAATAATTGGCTGCAGATTGTTCTATCCGCCATCCTCAACGATCCCAAAACTGGGGACGAGATGTCGTATTGGCCATCGATGTGGTCTTTAGATTACCTAAAGGAAAAGAAACGACAGGCACCAATTGCTTTCTCGTTCCAGTACATGAATCAAGTCATCAGGCAAAACGAATTGTCGTTGGCGCCAGAGCTGATTGTCAAGGCGGAAATTGCAACGGAGTTTGATTCTCTTGGTATTGGAGTTGACTTGTCGGTTGGGACAAAAGAAAAAAATGATTACACTGTTATGGTTCTTGGCGGTCGCATTGGCGACCAGATCCACATCATTGATTACAGACGTCTACGCGTCATGGGCAACCTGGAAAAACTGGATGCCCTTAAGGAGTTGCTCAACGATTGGTCGATCCTTGGCAAGGATGAAGGCGGTCATTACTTCCCGACCTACTCCACGTGTGATATCTGGAGTGAGGCGGTTGCGTACCAGGCATCCCTGGAGGCCGACTTCAAACGTGTATGCCTTACGAACGAGAGCCTATATAACCTGAATTGGCATGCTGTCAAAGGATTCCGCGCCGATAAATTAGCTCGTTTCCGTGGTTGCATGGGCATGTTTGAAGATCGCAAGATTATCTTTAATCGTTTCCGCAACTTCACAGTTATGTTTGAAGAATTGACTAACTTTGGTGTCAGTAGTCATGATGACTGCGTTGATGCATTGGTTTATCTATTGACCGGATTGATGCGCAAGGGGCAACTTCAACTTGATTACTAAACTCTAGAATTAGAAAAAAGCATTGTGTGCGGTGGGACCTGAATACTTAGCCATCGGCTTGACAGCCGTCATATCGGCTATCACAGGCGGCGGCTGGGCCGCATCTAAAATCTTGAGTCGTTATAACGATCAGGTCCAGCAAGCCTATAGTTACATAGGATCACAAAAGCGAAGGATTGATGTTTTGGAAGAAGATCTGAAACGCTTGCCATTGGAATATGTACTAAAGGTTGATTTTTTAAGAGAAATCCAAGACATGCGCGACAACTTTCGCGAAATTAATAATAAGCTTGATAAACTAATCGAGACGATGCTTTCCGCTAAATGAGCTACATCCTCGAGATCCAGGAGGACGAAAACGGTGATCAGTACATCACCTTGCCTGATGAGGTAATTGAAGATTTGGGCTGGCAAGAAGGCGATATTCTCAACTGGGACGTACGCAGTAATGGCATTGTGCTTAGCAAAGTAAATGACGCTGCTGGCTACGAGGTTATAGAAGAGTAAAATAAAAAGATTGGCGAGCAGTTAGATGCGTTTTTACGGTGGTCAACCAGTTGACATGGGCAATGCTGGCGCACTTCAAGCGCAGTCACCCTTGTACACAACACCTCTTTACCCTGTGTGGGGTGGAGGTCCGCTTGTGCCAGGTGATGTCCCTGGGCGTGAAAGTTTCCTGGGACCTGCTCCTAAGCAACGCTACAAAATGTCAGCAGGCGTGGATGGGATTGGAAATGTTGGTGGCCTAGTGTCCCAGGCTTATCCAATGGTTGGTGACACAATTAACATGGGTCCAGGAGAATATGATTATTCGAATATGCCTGTAATTCCTGACGCACAAGAAGAGCAGTATCAACGAGAAATGATGATGGATGAGTTTCGTAACAGGGCATTCCCTCGTCCACAGCAAGAGTATGCAAACCCTGGACAATATTTTGCGCAAAGCACACCATTGATAGGTATTGGTGGCAAAAC